GAGCGGCGGCCAGGATCAGCTGCACCCAACCGTTGGCTTTGACGCCCGGCAGCAGACTCAGCAGTTCGGAACCAGCCAGCAAAGAGATCGCTCCAGCTGTCACCTGATCAGGCGAGAGTTGCATGGTTTCAGAGCAGACGAGACAGGCTAGGAATCGAGCTTGGCCTCGAGCCGTGACGTGCGTTGCTCGATGTTGGCCAGCCGGCCGAACAGCTCAGTCCGGTCAGCTTTGATGTCGATGTGGAGCTGCTCCAACCTTTTGGCGACGTTCTCCATGCCAACCGTCAGCCGGATCACAATCTCCCGGTTCTCCCTGGCGCGCGTGGAGGCCACCATCAGCCCGGTGCCAGCGCCGCCCATGGTTGCGCCACCGATGGCGGCGATGATTTCCAACATGGCAGCAACGGGTTCAAGACAGGCTAAGAGCGAGCTGGACGGTCACATCCACCAGGCCGGCGTCGCGCTGGCTCTCCTGTGGTGCTGAGGTGTAGCGCCATTGGCCCAGGACCGGGAACATCGATCCGTCGTTGCCGTTCAAGGCTTCTGGTGACAGATCAAACGGCAACAGTGAACCCTGCTGGCCTCGGTAGTGGCTCCGAATCAGTGCCGCCTCTGCCTGGCTGAGATCGGTGTAGATCAGCTCCATGGTGGCGCCTGTGGCTGTGTTGCCATGCAGGAAGCGCACGTCAGCGGCTGGGTAGGCCTGCACCGTGACCGGATGGGCGCCCAGGTTGTAGCGCCTGCCGATCGGCTCCAGGGCAGGGAAGATGGCCATTAGTTCTGCAGCGTGATCGTGCTGGCACTGACCGAGAAGGTGCCGCCGGAACTGGTCACACTGGAGCCAAAATCAATGAAGCCCACCAGGGGGTCAGCCGAGGCGGTACCGGTGGATTTGTAGATCACGGCACCAGCGGCTGTGATCGTGCTGTTGGCCCAGCTGGGTGCTGAGAACGTGATGGTGACTCGATCGTTCGTCAAATCCTTGGCGACGGTTGCGGTGACCGTGGTTCCACCTGCGGTGTAGCCGGTGCCGGTGATCTCATTGGTCACGTCGCTGCGCTTGGTGTGCGTGTCCTTGTTGGCGGTGTAGCTCGACGTGACCAGCAGCTGCTTGAACGTGTCGTTGTCGAAATCGATCAACGCGCGGACGTTGTCATCCAAGCAGGAGTTGTAGATGAATGAGGCCATGGCTCAAACGGTGGGGAATCGACGGGTGGGTGGGGTGAAGTTGCTGGTGTAGCGGGCGATGCCTTTGGTGACGCGGAGGCTGGAGATGTAGCCGGTAAAATTAACTTGGTCATTATTCTGATCTGCTGCAATGTTAAAAGTTCCCCCAGTCCCATTTTCTGACGACCCGGCAAAAGATGCGGATACATCAAGTGCACCATTGATAAAGACGTAGCACGTATTGACTTGCCTAGCTACGGCAATATGGGTCCAAGTATTAAGCGGGATAATGGATGACCCATCCAATGTTAAGCCTCCGGAGTTGCCCAGATACAACGTCAAACCTCTGTTTGCTCTGACATAGACAAGCCAGTCAGCATTTACATTGCTTTGATGGCGTCCAACAACTTGCGCAATACTTGAAGGGGCTGCTGTAATGTAAAGCCAAGCTTCAACAGTGAAGGCCCCTGTTCCAAACTCAAGCAGGTTTGTAGCTGGAATAGTTAATCCATCATTCACACCATCAAAATACGCACTACTCCCGCCAGCAAACGGACTTTGCGCCGTGCTGATCTGCGCGTTGCCTGCTGGCGTAACCGTCAGCGCATTCTTGCTCTTATCCACAAACGACGTGCTGCCATCCGCGCCCGACATGGGCAAAAGAAGCGAGACCTTATCAAAATATGGATCCGTCGCACGCCCATCCAGCAACGCCGGCCTACGAATCAGGGGAGACATTGGCATCAGCTGATCTCCTCATAAGAAATGGTGAGCGCCACCTTGCTGGCCGCATCAGCAACGGCTCGTATGCTGTCGCCTTCTTCCAGATAGATGAACTCGTTTTTGTCGCTCAACACCAGCGTGGTATTGACGGGAATCGCAAAATCACGCGCCAGGTAGGTGTCAGCGCTGGAGCGATAGAACGTCACGCTCGCCACGGCGTCATCGGTGGCGTGAACGTTGGCAGCTCGAATGATGTCGACCTTCAGTACCTTGCCGCTGCCGCTTGAATTGGCCAGTGCAGCCGCCAGCGTGTCTGTGACGCTGTAGGCAGCGGTGCGGCCCAGAATTGATGTTGGTGTCTTGAGGTTGGGGGCCGTCATTCGCTATCAGCTGCCCCACCAGTCTATGTAGACCTCTGATTCCCACTCATAGGTCTGCATCACCCAGTCGCTCCAGTAGTCGCTGGTGACGCCCACGTTGTCACCCGTTGCTCGACCGCCGGAGAAGGCAACTGCCACCGTGGCCGTCAGGCCAAACAGAGCGCCGTTGTTCAGCGGCCAGCCTGGTGCCAGGGTCACCGGCACGGTTGCCGCCAGGCCTGCAGGGATGAACCTGGGACTGCCTGGGGCAAACGTGACGGTGACCGCCAAGGCGGCACCATTGGATGCACCAGCAGATCCCGGCGCCAGGGTCGCCCTGACCAGGAACTGAGTGCCGACCAGTGCCGTGCCTTCCGCTGGCACTGATGTCAGCTTGATCGACACGCTGAAGCGCGTTTGGTCGTCAGCGCAATAGTCCTCAACCTGCGGAGGCTCGGCATAGCGCCACAGGTAACCAGACAGGGTGTAGTCGTTGGCATTGCTGACGCCGGCCCAGGTCTCTGATGCCAAGCCGAATGCCTGATAACTTCCCTGCTGTCCGATGTAGTGCTGCGCAAGGCTGGACAGCTCTGTGTAGGTCAGCGCCACAAACTGCAGCTGCAGTTCACTGGCTTTGATGGCATTGGTCAGGCGCACGCTTCCCAGCTTGCCGTTGATGCCAACGCTGACGGCATTCCCGTAGTCACCTGGGGTCCAGGTCCGAGCGGCTGGTGTCAGCGCAGGAAAAGCCATCAGAAGCGGATGCAGGGACAGAACACGTTGTAGCCGCCTTCATTTGTTTGTGACGTCGCAGGGTCCATAAGAACCCCTGCAATGGTTGGTCTGAAGTCGCTATTGCCACCATTGGTTGTGCCAATCGAATGCGCCACGTTGTTGGCAATCTGACCGATTTCCTGCTGGGTCTCTGGCGGCCAATGTCCTGAATAATAAAAACTGACGACAATATAAAAATAACCTGGCCAGCCTGGGTGGTTGTTCCAGTCCAATGGAGCGTCGGCAAGCTGATAAGCGACTCTTGCAGGCCCAATCATCCTGGGCTGGTAAACTTTGTTTCTGAATATCTTTGCGTTCTGTAGGTTGTTGTTGCAGGTAAAGCCAACCGTCAGCGGATGGTTGAATGTGCCGGCATAGGACGGAACATCCTTGAGCATGACCGTTGCCAGTTCGGTCTGCGAAATGCCAAGGATTGATATTTCTTGGCCGCTGGTGTTGGTGTAACTGACGAAGAAGCTAGGCGTCTGACCGCCAGGGCACATTGGCGTGCCAACAACGTTGTAACCAATGGTGTTGCCCAGCGGGTCATAATTTGGCGTGAACGTCACCGCCGCTGGATTCTCGAGCCCATCCGTTGGGTTCTGTGTAGTGGGTCCACCGTTGCCGCCATAATCGCCGCCGGTCGGTGTAATTGTGACCTTGGGATTGGAATCGGTCACTGGCGTCTGGGTTTTCTGTGGAACCGTGGTATCCGTTGCGCTGTTCAGGTCGCAGCCCAGGCCGGTCAGGTTGCTGGGGATGATCAGTCCAGTGGCTTGCACATTGGCCACATCCAGAGCAATCAGGCTGCGCTGGCTTGCATCGATCGGGAAGTGACTGCATTCATACATCACATGACCCAGTGCATCCTTGCTGATGCGTTCGACCTGATAGAAGAAATCATGCACGGTCGGGGCAAAGGTGGAAGCCTGTCTGGCCAGCACCACGCGCACCACATCGCCGGGATTGATCAGCGATCCATGGGCGCCCGGCAAGGCTGTGAACTTGCAGGTATGGCTGACGTACCGGCGACGCGCCAGGATGTAGGCGCCAACACGTACCGCATGAATCTCGCTGGTGCAGAACTGGCTCAGGTCGTGCGTTTCCTTGGGAATCGTGGTGTCGCCATAGGACACCTCAGCCGTGCGCACAATGCCGTAATCGTTCTCTTGCTGCTGACGCCAGATCACCTCACACAAAAACGGCAGGCGATCACCCAGCGAGACATAGGACAACTCGAAGCTTTTATCGACAATCGATGATTCATCAAAGGTGTAGGCCGGAGAAATGGCTGCTGTGTTGATGAACCCATAGCTGGTAAATGGAAGCAATGGCCTCAATCCGCGCTTGCCTTGCTTGTTGGATTCTGAGAGCAGAAAATACTTGCTCCAGGTGGCCAGGAAGTCACTTAGGTTGGCGCTGGCTGTGATCAAGCCATTGCAGGTCAGGCCATTGGCACGGCAGAACACATCCGCCTGCGCCAATGCGTCGTTGTCGATCAACGCATCGGGCATCATGGCCGTCTGCTGCATCATCCATCGTGCCAGGTCGGCGAAGCTGTTCGAGGGTCCAAAAACGTTGTCCTCGAAGCGATTGACATACATGCCACCGCGAATGAACACGCTGACCTTCTTCTTCCAGAAATCAATGCCATCGGAGAACGTGGCCTCAAATGAGAGCGTGGTGATGCCTGGGTAGGCGCCAATGGTGCCGCACTGCCTGCTGGCTGATTGCAGTTTGTACTGAGAGCCTCGATCGGCCAGGTAGTTCCCTGGTGTCCAGGTGCCAGCCCTGGCGCTGTAGGCCTGGCTGATGACGCCAATCCGGCAGCCACCCTGGAACACGTCGCGCACCTGAATGTCATCAACCACGCCCTGGCTGATGATCAGTAGATACCAGACCGACAGGTTGTTTTGCATGTCATTGGCGAACCGGCAGTCGCCGGCTGGTGGGCCCACCATCACGCCGCCGGCATTGCTGAGCCTGCGGCCAAACACCACTGGCACCGGCTCGCCGATCACAGCGGCCTTCTGATCGCCCTCCATGCCATTGGCGGCCTGGGCCGCACCACCGGCGCCAGGAGTGTTGACCTGGCCGCTGCTGATCGCCAGCAATGCCAGAGGGTCAGCAGCGACTAGCCAGCTCATAGCCTTGCTCCAACTCCCATGATGTAGGTGGTCAGCTTGAGCGGTGGGATCTGCACACCCACTGGGCTCAGGGCTGTGCCGAGCTGAATGGAGATCGTGGTGACCGTGGCGGCACCGCCGACCACCTGACCGCGATAGAGCGCAATTCGGATCTGACCGGACTGGGGCGTGTTGTTGTCGATCTCAGGATCAAACTGGTAGATCGAAAGCTCAGCCAGCAGGCCCCTGGCAATAGCGTCATTGAAGGCGTTCAACACCGGCGGTGTGGCTGGTGCTGCGATCGTGATGCTCGCCTCCGAGCCGCTGATGCCAGCCGTCATCCCTGAGGCCTCAAAGGGGATGAATGCCCATTGCGCATTCGCCCAGGTCACCGCGTTGCCGCTGTAGTACGACTGCCAGCGCAGCACGGTGGCATTGCTGCCATCAATCAATCTCAGGTACTGCGCCTGCGCCCTGGCCATGCCGTCACCTCAGGCCCAGGGCCAGGCGTGCCGACGGCGTGCGCAGCCGGCCGATGACACCTTCGGCAACCTGCTGGGTGGCACGCTGCAGGTCTTCGACGGTGACGTAGTTCTGACCGTTGAACTGCATGACCGGACCGGTCTGAATCGTCACCTGTGGCGCCGCACCATTGCCGCTGGCCTGCAGCACAGCAGCACCACGAGCGCCGCTCAGGTAAGCGCTGGAGGCGGCCTGCATGCGGCTGGCGGGGATCACATACTCTGGCCCCGCCTCGCCCACCAGGGCCGGAGTGGGACCGTTGACGTAGCCGCCGGAGGCGAAGCGCTGACCGAAGATGTTGGTCCATTGCGGCTGAGATGACACCTTGCCACCTGCGCCGATGTAGGTGACAGCTGCATTTGCCATGCTGGCCATGCTGTCAGCTGCTGCGTTGAAATTGCCAGCAACAACCGCAGACGAATCCACCAGCTTGCCGTTGGTGGCAACGATGTTGTTGAGCGCCTGGTCCTGCTTGTTCAAGGCATCAAGCTGCAGCTGAGTGGTGCTCTTGATCTGGAAAACGTTGGCGTCATACTGAGCCTTGTCAGAGCGCAGCTTTTGTTCTCCAACCTGTTGCGCTAGCTTGTAATCTTTGTCTGCATTATTGGCGGCAATCTTTTGGAGTGCTAGCTGCTGCTCCAGTTCAGCAGTGGGTTGCTTTCTGGCCTTGGCTTCCAGGATGACGGCTTCCGTTGATCGCAGTTGCTCCCATGCCGTTCGGCGCTTCAGGTTGGCAATTTCAATCTCGGCTGCAATTTGAGCCTTTGCTGCATCCATCTGGAGTTTGGCATTGGCCAGATCAAGGTTCATGATCTGAGTTGTTAGCTTTATCTTCTGTTCTTTGGTTGTGGCTTGCTGCAGCTCAGCTTGCAGAATAGATTTAGCGGCATTGTTGATGGCTATGTCGGCGGTCAGGGTTGCCTGCTTTAGCGTTGACTGGCGTTGCACTGCAGAAGACGTGGCCTCGATGGTCGCTTTCAGTACGTTGTACTTATTGTTGATTGCGTCAATCGTTTCTTTGAATCCCTTTGCAGCTTCTGTAGACTCATTCATGTCATCAGCAGCTTGCTTAATTGCAGCTTGAAGATTGCCAGCACCTTTGCCAGCCTCGTCCATTCCTTTCTTAAATTGCACCAGCGCCGAAGCTACCGCAGGAGCTGCAAGAGCAGCAACGCCGCCTGCAATGGCTAAGCGCATTGCAACACCTTTTGAGGTTACAGCCTCTACAAGCGAACCGACAACTGCAATGCCCTCCATAACCATGCCCAAAGTCTTATAAGCTGTCGTGACGGCTCCAATTCCAATGATCCAAGGAGCAATGCCTTTGGCAATGTTTAACGTAAAATCAACGGCTTTTTGAATGGCCTCTTTGTTGTTTTCAAAAAATCCCAACAAGCCACTTCCTACGCGACCAAAGAAATCCAACGCCTGAGTCAAGTACGGCAACAACTGATCAGCCACAGCCATCCCGATTTGACCGAACCTGATCTTCACTGCTTCCATCTTGTCGTTGAACGCATCGGC